CTGGACCACCACCAGAACCTTGACCGCCTTGTGTTGCAGCAGTATCAACTTGATCGGCACCATTACCACCAGCACCACCAGAAGCACCTCCAACATCTGCTGCTGCACCTCCTCCATTTCCACCAGCATCTTTAGTACCGTCATCACCAGCACCACCAGTATTACCACCATTGAATGCACCTGAAGCAGCAGCAGCTCCTAATCCAAATGGAATGCCAGCTCCACCGCCACCGCCACCACCAGTTGCACCGAAGTCAGTCTGACTTTTATTAGGGTTGGAAGCACCACCAGTTCCTCCTCCTCCACCACCGTATCCACATCTTATAATACCAGAATTGTTTATTTGTGCAGCATATTCAACTCCTAGTCCACTTGACCCAGTATTACCTGTATCAGGAGTGCTTCCCCCAGTACTAACAGCAGCACCACCATTACCACCACCACCTTGTATTCTTCCTGATGATCCGATATCTATTTGTAAAGTAGTTCCAGCATTCCATGATGAACCTGTTCTAAGTGCTACTTTATTTTTGTCAGATGCATCATCTGCTCCTCCACGTACACTACCTATCTCTTTATTCACATTAATCATAACTTTAGTTCCACTGGTATTAGATGGAGGGTTTTTATATCCTCCTACCACGTTCCATTTACCAGTAGAATTTCCTGTAGATGTTGCAGACGCATTGTATCTACTTCTAGCATCTTCTGGTCTGTTTTCATTAGATGTATGATAGTTTACAACAACATTTAATTTTTTACCATAAAAATTAGATGCAGCAATTTGACCAGATGTTGGCACACCAGTATCTAATGGTAAATCACTTAATGAACCTACATCTTCATTTGTAAATGAAGAATCATCTCTTCGATACTTACCTAATCTTACAGGACTAGTGGCAGTATTTACACCATCACCAAATTCATCCCTGATTTGACTAAATGAAATTGGATTTCCGCTACTTTGTAGTGTCATGGTTTACAAGGATGATTTGAGGTTTGCAAAACTGCTACTGTTTTTAATCAAAGTTTTAAGGTCATCGTTCTCTTTCTTTAACTCTTTAACTGCTTCCGTTAGTATTGCTGCAAGTCTATCGTATCTTATTGCCATTGCTCCATCACCTCTTACGGTTGTAATACCTGGTAATCCAAGTTTTTCTACGTCTTGAGCAATAAGACCTGTATCATCTTTTCCAACCAAGTGAGTCCACTGGGGTGTTCCTGCTTTATCATTCCAAGTAAATGTATATCCAGTCATCAGACCAACTCTGGTTAGTGCATTTGTTATGGGAGATAAATTATCTTTCCAATTTTCATCAGAAGTTGCAAATGCAGTAATATCTCCTCCTACATTTAAATTACCACTAATACCAACACCACCTACCACAGTAATAGCACCAGTTGTTTTACTTGATGATGCTTGGTTTGATGAAACTGCTAAACTTGTCCCACTTGATTTGGATAATGTAAGCACACCACTCATTGTGAAAGTGGATACACCCACAATAGGGTCAACTGCACCTAGTTCTTGTATCTGTCCTGCTGCTGCATTTACAATTAGAGGAATTCTGTCTGCCATTTATCAATACACTTTTTCTATATTTATGCAGGTTGACAAGTTTGTTTATATGATGTATAATAGATCTGTTGGACGCAACATGGGAGTGACTGAATAAACTTACTGGCAACTGCTGGTTAAGGTGATGAGACACAGGTGGTGCTGCTGCTCGCAAGGGTAGAACCGATCAACCAATCGGGTCTCAGGCAAGGACGTTTTTACTACTGTAGTAATGCCCGTTCTTTGTTGGTATACAGGAATCCAACCTCCCTCTTTTCATTAATTATTAATTCAATGCAAATATTTTTAGACACAGCAGACACACAAGTTATTCAGAATGGATACAACACTGGTTTGATTGATGGCATCACAACAAACCCTACACTAATAATGAAGAGTGGTAGAGACCCAGAGAATGTATATCAAGAACTAATTGATATGGGTTTACAAGATGTAAGTATGGAAGTTGTTGGTAATAGAAAAGAAATGTATGAGGAGGGTAGTAGACTTGCTAGTAAGTTTGGTGAGTATGCTACAATCAAAGTTCCTTGTACACCAGATGGTCTGGCAGTATGTAAAGAGTTATCGAGAAAGTTAATTAAAGTTAACGTAACTCTTATATTCTCACCATCACAGGCGATACTAGCAGCGAAGGCAGGTGCCAAGTATGTTTCTCCATTTGTAGGCAGAGTTGATGACAATTCATTTGGTGGTCTATGCCTTATAAAAGATATCTCAAACATATATACTAAACAGCACGTACTTAAAACAGAGATATTAGCAGCATCAATCAGGAATGTAAGAGATGTAGGCAGAGCATTTGAATATGGTGCTCATGTATGTACGATACCGCCATCTGTTTTTGATAAGATGTATAAGCATGTTTTAACCGATGCTGGATTAGCACAATTTGATAAGGACTGGGAGAATGTTAAAAGTAAGGTGCAAAGTTTGCGGGAAGGAACTTAGTAGTTCAAATGGAAAGAGTCAGTGTTGCGGATGTTCCAATATGACTTCAATAATTGGTGATAGAATTACAGCAAAAGATTTATCACAAGTTGTAATTGTCAGTAATAATGTGAAGAAAAAAACAGATGAAAGTACATTCAGTGCCTCTGATATTGCGTGGCAAGAACAGAGAAAAATGAGGAAAGTTCGTCGTTTAGATTTTGAAATAAGATAAATACCTATACTTATGACCTACAACCCATTGTTCTTTTCATTGTATGGGGCGGTCAAAAGGAAGTTTTTTATAGAAGAATGGATATCAAAAAAGAACTCGATGAAGTTCAAAAAAAGATAAACGAAATTAAGAAAAGTCAGGAAACCCTCAAGAAGATTGCTGATTTACAGGAGAAACAGGACAAAAAGATGGCGAAACGACCACATAGTGGTCCTTACGAGATGATGTGATATAATACATATTAAAAAGCGATCCATTATGATCAAACAATTGTTTACAGAATTTCCTTTAACTGATGTCCCTCAAGAGAGAACAGTCACTGAGGAAAAAATTCGTAAGTACACATACACTAAAGATGAAGTGGATGTGTTAATCGCTGCTGCTGTGAAAGAAGCAGTTGATGAGGCAGTCAAGATTGATGAAGCATCTATGGCAAAGCATAATCGTGATGCAACTGTCATTAGTATGATTCTTGGTTTTACTACTCTTGCTTTGTTTGTTGATGGTCTTTTAAGAATGCTTGGTATTGTTCCACCATTTATGGATTTAGATGTTAATATATTAGAAAAGATTGCTGATAGAGTCGAAACTGATGTTATAGATAAAGTAAGGCAAGTGCCGATTCAAAAACTATTCAGATAAAATGAAGATCAAAGTTGAGTCATTACCCAACAGGAATCGTAGATCTAAGAAACTAGAAAAGAAACCAATCGTCAGTGATAATGATGATGAAGAATTAATTCGGATTCACACTACTCATGATGACGGTTGTTAGTCTATTGACTTTCACCCTTTTTTCTACTATAATACTAAGGTAACATTTTAAAGTAATGACACTTATTACAAAGTTTAAGAAAGACATAGGCATTTTAAATGCTGCTATTAAAAATGACGTATTCTTGGATATCAAACATCCAAAACTTTATAAAAAAATTTGTAGACATTATCAGAACGAAGTATACTTAGATGGGGAAGATCCAGAGAGAGATTACAGTCTTATTCTAGAATGTATAAGACAAGATTTAAAAAATGTAATGGAGGTTTCATGAAAATAGAAGTGATCCTTGAGAGATCACCATATCGTTACGTTCAAGTTGGACTTCTAAGGAATGGATTTCCAGACTATAGAATTCAAAAATATAACGATATAACAGAAAGATATGAAGACATCTATCTTTTAGACAGTGGCAATCAACTTGATTACGCTATTGAAGACTTTGAATATACTAAATGGTTAGATCCTGATGGAGTACCCTCTTACAAAAAGCATGAATATAGTGAAGAAGCCATGGGGAACCTATGAGGTTCTTCTGGATCAACCTACTTATAAAGTTAAAAGAATAGTTGTTCTTCCATACGAAAGATTTTCTTTACAGTATCATAAGTATCGTGAAGAACATTGGGTTATTGTTGAAGGTGATGGTATTGTTCAAGTAAGGAAAAAAGAATATCCTGCGATTGTTAGATCACATTGGGTAATTCTTCCAACAGAAATACATCGTGCAACAGCAGGTCCAAATGGTTTAGTTTTTATTGAAACACAAACTGGTAAATGTGAAGAAGATGATATAGTAAGATTAGAAGATGATTACGGAAGGACGGGTTGAATATTCCCGTCCTTTCTGGTATAATACATATATTGGTAATTCAATAAAAAATTCATGACGAAGAAGGCATTAGTATTAGGAGCAGGTGGTTTTATAGGAAGTCATATGGTAAAGCGTCTCAAGTCCGATGGATATTGGGTGCGTGGTGTAGACTTAAAAAGACCAGAGTTTTCCTCAACATATGCAGATGAGTTTATACAAGGAGATCTTAGAGAAGCAGATTTTGTTCGTAAGTGTCTACAATATAAAGGCACTGGTGGCAAATTCTATGAAGAGATTCCTTACAAGTATGTACATACATTTGATGAGGTATATCAGTTTGCTGCTGACATGGGTGGAGCAGGATTTGTATTCACTGGTGAGAATGATGCTGAGATAATGCAAAACTCAGTCATGATTAATCTGAATGTATTAGAACAGCAGAGATTATTGAATAGAGAGCACGATAGAAATTATACAAAAATATTTTATTCTGGATCAGCATGTATGTATCCAGAGCATAATCAACTTGACCCTAATAATCCAGATTGCAGTGAAGAATCAGCATACCCCGCAGCACCAGACTCAGAGTACGGATGGGAGAAACTCTTTTCAGAACGTCTCTATCTTGCTTACAATCGTAATCACGGTATTCCTGTGTGTATTGCCAGGTATCATAATATCTTCGGACCAGAAGGAACCTGGGATGGAGGAAGAGAAAAAGCACCTGCAGCAATCTGTAGAAAAGTTGCAGACCTACCTGATGTCGGGGGTGGAATCGAAGTATGGGGAGACGGAGAACAAACGAGATCCTTC